CACGACAAGTCTCGACGGTATGGTCACAACCCTGGAAGGCATCAACCGTTTCGCCTAATATCTCACGAAATGGAAGAAGTAATGTAAACACATCTACATCCTGTTCAATTATCATTCTAAAATCAGTACCAGCTTCGTTTTGAACAAACCCAGCTGTAAAGGCTGTTCCAGTGAAACCAGTTACTGTTATGGTATTTCCATCGGCGGCAGTCACAACTCCAGATTGAGTAAATAAACTTTGAATTACCCCGCATTGGGTGTCATACAAAACATGATTACAAGGTGAATGATATTTAAACGTGGGAACTTCACGAGAAAATTGATTTGTGAAGGGGCTCAAGTCTATCATACAAGTTCGACCTTTGAAAGCGATACTTGTCACATAGCCTTCAAATAAACGAAAGGCGATAGTAGGTAGACCTGGAGGCTGCGGCGACGTGTCCAAAGGAGATGGCTCAATCTTTTCATCTAATTGAATACGATCGATAGATAACTCCAGCCGCAATGCTGGTTGAATACCAATGAAGTCTGAGAAGGGTCGTGCGTCCGCTGGTGCGTCCAATGATATATTAGTGCTTCGCCTTTCCCTCGGGTTAAGCTGAGGTGCCGACCGTTTTATTTCTAAGGGCTCATAAGTGGTACCCACAAAGGTTATGGCTTCATTCGAACTGGTAAAAAGAAATATTTCAGTCCCAAAACTAAATCTATACAGGTCTGCCGGTCTGGATAAAGGTCCACCTTCAAGTGTATCAAAATCTGCCATTATGTTCTCAAGTCTCCGATAAAAACTGTACTAATAGATGTATCTAATTCTTCAGTATCAGCATCGTGCCAATTATGAACAAGGGTTATGTCATCTTTACTTTGGCGCATCAATACTAATAGGTCAACCTGTTCAACTTCCTCTATAGTCGTGGCGAAAGTGGTAAGTGGATCAATAGATATTCTTTCAGTTACGGAATCGATAACGGACGCAGATGTTATTCGGTGATAGCTTACACTTCCATCAGTCTTTCTTATACGCAAACCAGCCCATGGTTCTTGGCCATCCACAAATGCCGCGAAACCTTGATTTTCAACATTAATAGCAGTCGCCCCATTCCCGATGTTGAGATTAACGATAAAGTCATCTCGCCAAGTAGGTACCCAAAGCCGTTCCCATTTGCCTCGCAGGAAGTATAACAGCGACCTCAACTGCCACTCGGTTTGTGAGTCTTCTGGATTCCACATGAAAGGCAGAGAACGCCTAGCCGCAAGTTCTTGCGTCAGTTGAGTAAAATTAGTGATGTCAAAATCAATACGTTGGAGTTTTAACTGCCACTTTTCACTAAATGAATTTCCAGCCAGAAAGTTTAAGTCAGTCATTACCGTTGTGTTCTCACCACTAAAATCATCAAGCTCTGGATATAGACCTGACTCAATGAATGGTGGAACCGTGGCTTCATCACTATCTTGCAAATCAAATTGTAATTTATAGTTCGTCGAGTCACCTGCTCGTGGAGTAGTCTGACTACCAGCCTGCGCCAATACGCCAGCCACTACTGGAACCACTGTCGCTATTTCAGAATCATACGAGTTTTGGATTGGTGTAAGGAACGTGATGGAATTAGCAACAGTTTCTGGACTGGAATCTGGCCCGTTGACAGAGGCAATTCCAAGAACATCAAATGTCCTTATCCCGTTTTCATCTTCCTGATAAACCATGCCGAGGCCGCCTGCACGAAAATCAGCATAAAGTGTAGCACCCACATTCAAAAATACTGTGAAATCCAGAGCCGCAACATCTTCGACTAACACTCTTTCATACCACCATAGTGGAACCCCGAAGACTCTTGATGTCCAATCGATAAGAAGATTACGGATACCGTTGATGTCTAAACTTGTGGTTGCCTTCACGTCGTAATTAACACTGATTCGTGGAAAGGAACGGATAGAGTGTCGTTGCTCGGAACCATCCGCTACACGAATGACGTCAGTCAACCATTGTAGCTTTTCTTCTAAAGCACCTTCAGGTGGATACTGAAAGATTATAATCCGTGTACCAGTTATGGTTAGAACCAGGGTATACAGATTAGTATTGAAATCAATAGTGCCATTGATAGTAGGAGGACCGTCTGTGGTCACAGTTATCGTAAAAATCTTTGAAACGAAAGCTTTCAAAGGTAAAGGAGGAGTTCCTCCCGAAACCGTTATTCCCGCACCAGCATTATTAACAATAGTAATTATTGAGTGATCGGTGCGCCTGAAAGTATTTAGGATTACAACTTCACTAATGACATCACTAACGACATTCCCTAAGGCTAATTTGATTGGGGAAAGGAATATGTTCTCGAAATAATCAAATCCTAAACCCTTTCCATCTATCGGTCCTCCTCCTAAATTATCAAATCGTCCAGTACCTCCCGCGCCACGTGCCTGTCTGGTGCTTATCGCGTCATTAATAGTTATAGGTAAAACTTCACTTCGGGGTCCAGTGACAAATTGAGTTAACCTGTCGGCGGTGGGGTTGTTTTGGAAGATTGGCTGTCGGGTGGCACCACTCCCACTAAAAAGGAGGTTTGATCTTTCACCTCTCTGCGGCGCCGGCGACACGCCACCAAACGCAATACTATTTTCATCCTCAAACGTCTCAACAAAAGGAATGAAATTTTCTACTATCCTAAAGCCCGCGCGAGCAACCATTCAAGGAACCTTCTTATAAGAGATACCAAAACTTAAAGATTGTTCGGTGTCATCGAGTACATTTATTGGTCTCTTTCTAGTGACAGGAAAAACAATCCAAGTATCCGCCCCGATGGTAAATTCATCTTTTGGTAATAAACCTTGTTCCATTGACATAACTCTTTGGTCAGGAAGAGAACCAAGCAACTGAACACGATCTGGAGTCGCATTAAATTTAGTGAAAGCGTATTGCGGATACATCGGACGATGACCATTGAAAGATGATTGGCCAGTCCAATAAAGAGGATGATGAAACCCTCTGCGAGGTCCTTGTGTTATCATCGAACCACGATCTCCCCCGTTACTATCATCTCCATCAACAGTGGTGACAAAGAAGTTAGCAGTAAACCATCCTGATTCAGGTGACTGACGTCCTTTCCAATCAGTGAGTCCAGTTTTATCTACATCCTGTCCGAAAACTTTTGCTTGAGCTTCAGCACTGAATACATGGCCATCAAATCCAATGTTATTTTGCTGGCTCAATGGAACGTCTATTACAGAAGCCGTCTGTCGAATAAAACTGCCGTAGTAAAATTCACCCCCAAAATATTTACCCGTTTTGTTCAACTGGCCTAACCCAAAATGACGATAAAACCCTGAGGCATATTCAACTACTCCATAAGCGTAGTAATTATCTGCGAAGAACCAATGCTGCTCAAATGGTTGAGTAGGAAAATTAGTATAAATCCAACCGACGCCATTCGTTTGGGTTGAAATGGTAAGGGTGTTAGATCCAAATATTGCATTCAGTCCAGGATCACCACTACCTCCGTAATCGCGCATTGGGACCATGAACAAATTATCCGTAGCCGCACCAACTTGGAGAACTGCATTATTCACAGAGAACCCGCAATGTATGTTCACTTGATTTTTAGGATCACTTCCTAATGGTGAAGCTGCATCTACTTTTCTATTAATGACACCAAAGTTTGGGCTTTGGCCGGGGGTGGTATAATTAATGTCCGCAACCCATCCGTTCGCTAAAAGAAAATCAAACCATTGATCTAAAAGGTCTTCAACATCTGTCGCGCTACCAGTTACAAATCCCATCAGTTATGCCTCATGCCTTAGTGCTAAAAACATCCAAGCGTCAGTTCGCCATACATTTTGAAATATCGTATGAATGACCTCTGGGCTTTCACCAGTATCCGTGATAGTATCCTCGCTAGTGATACCGCCTTGTGAGGTGAGCCAATAGAGCCCATCAAATTCACCAAGAATATTCATTGAATCTAGTAAATGGACAGTTAATGGCCAAAGAGTCGTCAGGGCTGGAGATCCTGGGCTTGGTACCATTACAGCCGGGGCATCGTCTCCCGGCGTGGTACTAGTATGAACGGTGGCGAAATTATCACCTTGATCTATAAGATTTTCGGGGGCGACAAGCGACTGGATGACTTGCCCTAACGGCCAGGAGTGAGCTATTCCTATGCCTTGAGTTAATCTAGCTTCACGGGCTGCTGACGTCCGTTGGTTCTTTATACCATACCAATTACCATCTGTAAACCGAACCCAACCTGATGATTCATTGATTGGGAACGGGTCTCCACTCGCTAGGACCACGCTAGAGTTACCGCCACCGTGGAGCACCGCAGACGAGACGTGGACAGAGTTTTGACTGAATACATTATCTTCAACTCCACCTGTTCCGCTTACGACAAGTGGGTAAGGGTATTCAGTTACAGTGGAAAAGGTATTGAGAAAACCTAAGTAGAAAGTATGATAGGCTGTTCCAGTCTTAACAGTTCCCTTGACATGACGATCATTGCCGACAAACCAATACGTCATAGTAGTATTTTGAAGCAGCAAGTAAGCTGGTGGGCTTACACCAGGCTGATCTAGAAATACAGTTTCAGGAGATGAATCTATAAATCCTGTGAGACCTCGCATCTGCCAATTAAAAGCACCAGCGATGGCGAGCCCCATCGTCTGTATTTCAAAGTATATATTCTGCTCTGGAGATACGCCACCCGTTCCTCGGAAAATGATTTGTGAATGATCTTGATCATTATTGGAGG